GCGAACTTCAGGCCAGTGACCATCGCGCACTTGCCATAGTCTTCAACGACATAAGCGTCATTGATGGACTGGTAGGTGGCGATGCGGTTGTATTCCGGTTCGTCTTTCATCAGACGACGCATTGAACCTTTCTGCCAGTAAATCGACAGGTTGTTGAACGAGGTGATCAGCATCGTTGAATCCGGGAAGAACGGCGCAAGGAACACGCCCAGCCCGCCAATGGTGCGCGATGACAGAATGAGCTGCCCGGCGAGTAATTCCGCATTGGGATTCTGGCCGCTGATGCTGTTCAGCACGGGCAGACGCAGCGAGTTAAACAGGTTGCGCCCCATAATCACCACGAGGTCGTCAGCTTCCTTGTGCCATTCATCCAGCAGGGATGAGCGCGCGTCCTGTACCAGAGCATCAGCGTTCGCATACTTACCCGCGTGCGCCACGGTGTTGTCCATGTTGCGGGAGGTCAGCGTCACGTCATTCATAACGCGCTCGCTGGCGTCGGTTCTGATGTGCTCCAGCCACCCCACGTTAACGTCCTGAAGCAGCTTGTTGGTGCTGAAGTTGGACTCATCCGTGTGAGACGTGCCGTTGAAACCGATCATGATGCGATCAAGTGCCACCTGTCGGGCAATCTGTGCGCTGATGCGGGACTGAAAATCGCTGTGTGCCGACCAGGCATCAAGCTGCGGATACGAAATAAACGTGTCGTAGTTCACCTGTTCGCACTGGTATTTGCGGTTTTTCAGATCAACCACGTTATTCGGGTTACGGCGTTTTGTTCCGTCATAACTGGTATTCGTGCGCGCAATCGGTCCTGTGGTATCCAGGAGGATTTTTTCGCCCTTCTGGTCGGTCACGCCGATCACGTTAATTCTTTTTGTAAATTCGGTGCTTTCCTTTGAGGCGTTTTCAAAACGCTGCTGTACCGAGGGTTCCACGGTAAATCGCGATACCAGTGCGGAAACCGGGATATTGTTAAGCGACGCCTGCTGCGCCATATAGCAACCCAGCTTGTTGCGGGTAATATCTGACATCACCAGATTCATAAAAAATTTGCTCCTTTGTCTTATCAGAAGTCAGCCAGCTGGTCGGAGGCTGCGCCTGTTGCGGTGAACCGGTTCTGCGGATCGCCGTCCTGCGTGCGCAGTTTTTCCTTCAGTTCTGCCAGCTCTGTGGTCAGTAAAGTGATTTTCTGGCTGTCCTGCTGATGGCGGGTTTCCAGTGCATTAAAACGGTCGATAATGTCGGCCTGTGACGTTGCGACGCCTTCCACCGCTTCCTGAATGCGGGAGAAACTGGCGTCATCCGCTTTGCGGCCACGACCAATAATCCCCATTACGCGGTTAAACCACTGGGTGCCTTCTTCCTGGCGTTGTTCTGCCATTTCGATGATTTCAGACTCGATGGCTTCGGAGATAAGCGGTGCTTCACCCTGGACACTGTTGAACGTCATCACCGCCTGACGCTGCTGTGCCGTGAATTTCAGGCGCTCAGTGCCCAGGCTTGCCGGGGTGTCGGTCATCGCCAGCCCGACCAGATAGGCGCGCCCGTTAACGGAGAACTGCGGGTGCAGTTCGATACTGGAATAGATTTTCTTGCCGTCAGCGACAAGCTGCTTCATGCGCTCGGTCGGTTCGATTTCTGCATACAGCGCAGTACGTCCGGCCAGCGGGCCTTCCGTAATATCTTCCGTACTCAGCGCGGTGACATCGCCCATTGCGGAAAATTCGCTTGACGGGCATGGCGAGAGATAGTGCTCAACGTTCACGCGGGCAGCGTAAACATCCGGGTTGAAGTTCTCGGCGGCTTCACGCAGATGTACCGGACTGATTTCGCGGCCATCAACAGTTGATCCGGAGACAGCCACGCGAAACTTTTTGCGGGATGTCTTTTTTTCATTAGCCATAGTTTTTGCCCCTCTGACTGGTTCTTCAGTCATGATGGCAAAGCGTAACAGGCTGATACAAAGGGCTTTTGTTGTAAGAAAACAGTCAGAACAGGGGGTTAAGGAGAACGGTTTCGCGCGCGGGTAATCTTCCTGTAATTACTCAGGGGGAGCAATGATTCAGGACGCTTTTGTGCGCCAGCGTGCGCGACAACTTTACTGGCAGGGTTATCCGCCCGCAGAAATATCACGTCTGATGGGAATAAACCCGAACACGATTTATGCGTGGAAAAAACGCGACCAGTGGGATGAAACGCCACCCGTGCAGCGTGTCACGCAGTCCATCGATGCGCGCCTCATCCAGCTTACTGAAAAACAGAATAAAACAGGCGGTGACTTTAAGGAAATAGACCTGCTGACCCGGCAGCTTAAAAAACTGCATGATGGCCAGCCGGATGCGACGGCCACAGGAAAGAAAGGCCGGGCGAAAAAACTCAAAAATCATTTCACGCCGGAACAGATTGCCGCACTGCGGGAAAAAATCATCAGCAGGCTGGAGTGGCATCAGCGGGGCTGGTTTGACTCCCTGACCCTTTGCAGGGAAGCCGGGATACGTAACAGGATGATCCTGAAATCCCGACAGATTGGGGCGACCTGGTATTTTGCACAGGAAGCACTGCTGATGGCGCTGCGTGACGATGTGGCGCAACCTTACCAGCGTAACCAGATTTTTTTGTCTGCGTCGCGTCGTCAGGCGTTCCAGTTTAAAAGCATTATTCAGAAGGCCGCGGCTGAAGTTGATGTGGAGCTGAAAGGGGGCGATAAAATCATCCTCTCCAACGGCGCAGAGCTGCATTTCCTCGGCACTTCTGCTGCGTCGGCACAGTCCTATACGGGCAATTTTTATTTTGATGAATTCTTCTGGGTCAGTCGCTTTGCTGAACTGCGCAAGGTGGCTGGCGCTATGGCAACCCTCAGCGGACTGCGGCGCACCTACTTCTCCACGCCATCCACCGAAACGCACGAGGCATACGCCTACTGGAACGGCGACCGCTGGAACGAGAAAAAGGCCACGCATAAACGCCAGCGTTTTTCTGTGGACTGGAAAACGCTGCATAACGGGCTTATCTGCCCTGACCGGACGTGGCGGCAAATTGTCACGCTGGAAGATGTGGTTAATCACGGCTGGAAACACACCGATATTGACGAAATCCGTGATGAAAACACCGAAGACGAGTTCCTCAATCTCTATATGTGTGAGTTTGTTCGCGAAGGGGAATCGGCATTTAACCTGAATATCCTGATTGGCTGCGGTGTTGACGGATACGACGACTGGAAAGACTGGAAACCTTTTGCTCCCCGCCCGATGGGGAATCGTCCGGTATGGATTGGGTATGACGCAAACGGCAGCAGTGGCAACGGCGACAGCGGCGCTGTGTCCGTGGTGGTTCCTCCGGCTGTTCCTGGTGGCCGTTTTCGAACGGTGGAGACGCGACGCGTTCAGGGGCTGGAGTTTGAAGAACAGGCCAGAGTCATTGAAGAGTTCACGTATCGCTACAACGTGGAACACATCGGCATTGATGTGACGGGCGGGAACGGGGAGGCTGTTTATCAGATAGTGAAACGGTTTTTCCCTGCTGCTATTCCGTACACCTTCACGCTGTCATCAAAACGGTCGCTGGTACTGAAAATGCTGCAAATAATGCGTGCCGGGCGGTGGGAATACGATCGCGCCGAACGCGAGCTGGTCGCGGCCTTTAACGCCGTGCGTAAGGTGAAAACACCGGGCGGCTTTATCACTTACGAAACGGACCGCGCGAGGGGGATCAGCCACGGCGACCTTGCGTGGGCAACCATGCTTGCTGTCATTAACGAACCGATTGGCGGCGAAGGAGAAAACGAGCGTTTCACGGTTATGGAGTTCTGATGAGCAGAAAAAATAAAAAAGTGCGCATGAGTTCACGCATTGATCTCGCTGATGCGCTCAGGAAAGAATCATCGCTCAGTGCATTCACATTTGATGGTCCTTATCGCCTGACCGGGCATGACCTGCTGGACAATATGTACTGTGCTGATAACGGGCGGTGGTATGAAACCCCGGTGGACTGGTACGGTCTGGCAAGAGCAGCCCGGCAAACGTCCTGGCATCAGTCTGCGCTTTACTTTAAGCGCAATGTATTACTCGGTTGCTACATCCCGCACCCGCTGCTTTCCCGGCAGGATTTCTCGGCGCTGGCGCTGGACTGGTTTGTGTTCGGTAACGCATTCCTTGAGCTTCGAAGCAATATGCTCGGCGAACCGCTTAAATTACGGCACGCCCTGGCGAAATACATGCGACGCGGAAGCGATCTTGAATCATGGTGGTATGTGCAGGATGGTAAGGACGCGTTTCAGTTTCGCCCTGGCAAAGTGTGCCACCTGATGAATCCAGATATTAACCAGGAAATCTACGGCATGCCGGAATATCTCGGCGCATTACTCTCGGCCAGCCTGTCTCATTCGGCGGACATGTTCAGAAAACTGTATTACGACAACGGATCCCACGCCGGGTGCATCATCTACATCGGTGCAGCGCAGATAAACCGCGAAAGCATGGACTCCCTGAAAGAAACGTTACAGGGTGCACGTGGTGGTGGTGCGTTTAAAAACGTGCTCATTCATGCGCCCAACGGGGGCAAAGAGGGGGTGCAAATTTTGCCGTTCCAGCAGATCACCGCAAAGGATGAGTTCATGAATGTTAAGGCGGCATCCCGTGATGATGTGCTGGCTGCGCACCGTGTCCCGCCGCAACTGATGGGGGCGATGCCGGGTGAAAAAAGTGCGTTTGGTGATGTGGAGAAGGCCGCGCGGGTTTACGCAATTAACGAGCTGATGCCCGTCATGGAGGCCATGAAGCACATCAATGACTGGCTTGGCGAAGAGGTGATCCGTTTTAACTCTTATGCACTTCTTGATGAAAAAACAGCCCCGTGATGGGGCTGTCCTTTTTACCAGAGTTGAACCATTTTCTGGGTGCCGTCAGGCTTGAGATTATCAATTTCAGAGAGAACGTAATATTGAATGGCTTCACAAACGGTGGTGTATGGTGAATTACCTTCTTTAAGTGGCACGATATTATTATTAACGCGAACCTGTATTTCATCGTTATACATTGCGATCGAAAGAGGAGTATGCACGAACGCGACTTCGCCAGGTGTGTCGTCAACCACTGTCTCAATGCTAAAAGTCAGTTTTCGCTCATCATTGCTGCCTCTTGCTTTGGGGGTTGCGGCAGGAATCTGGGATAAAGGCATTCTGCGAAATCCTTCGGCCGTTTCCAGTCCGCATGAAACGTAATGCTGGCGATTACCGTCGATATCTGTCCACGTTTGTGACGGCAGATCCAGCGAGATTTCATAAGCATCAACAATTCCCTGGGCAAGGCGTACAAGCGGGGTCAGGTCTTCATTGCGGCGAAAGCTCTCCTTTACCTGCTCTCGTTTTTCTCTTAACTGCTTGTAATTAATGACCATAAGACAGCCTCCATTGATTTCTTTGCTCGTATTTTGCACTTATGAAGTGTGGTCGGCAAGGTGTCGCATCACTGACGCGCTTCGCTTGTCTGCTGCTTCGCCGGGGCATAAAAAATTTATGCCCCGACTCTCCAGCTCCTGTATCAATCAGATAATTTCACAACGCCTTCCAGCTTATCGCCATCATCGACGGCCAGGCTCTTACGCAATCCCACCGCGCTGACTGCATGTTCTCGCCGCCTCAGTGCGATTTTGACGGCCTTATCTGTCACCCCATCAAATCAAAAGCCCTCACGTCTTTTTCACGCTCAGCGTGAGAAAGACAGCCATTCTGTTGTGTCGCTGCGACATCGTTCAGGGAATGCTATTTATCCCCTGAAACGCGGGCTGTTCCCCCGTCACCTGCGCGCAGAAAAAGCGCGTTTTTTTGTGCACGCACGGATCCCTGACGGATCCAGCCGCCACGCGGGCCGGAAGGGCAAAAAGTCGTTCAAAAAAATTGTGCAAATTTGTGCACTATTGTGCAGCAGGGCGATGTGTGATTATCGCCCTGGTTTGTCGTGGATCTAACTATCTTCTGTCTCCTGCCACGAGACTTTTCCGCCAGCCTTTATGATAGCTCGTTCAACATCTCTTTCGTACCGCAAAGGCTGGAATACGCCGTTAATGAAATACTCCTTTGGGTCCGGGATCGATACAGTAAATTTGTCATTCTCTGGTTTTGGTATTGGTGAGACTGGATGCTCGTTTTTGGCAAGTTTTTTTATGACTCCCTCGTATTTTTCTTTTGTACATTGCATCGCCTCTTCAAAAGAAAGCGCTTTGTTACGCATTAACACGGCGTACTTTAGTGCATCCTGTGCTTTCTGGAATTTAAGTGCATAGTCAGTGGCGATTTTTTCCAGTTCAGCGATTCGGTTGTCTTTAGTTTCCAGCCAATCAAGTAGCGCCAATACTTCAGGATCCCCGACATCCAACACTGTTACGCGTGATTTTTCATAATGTTCGTCGGCAAGAGTTCGACCAATTTTGAAATCTCCATCATCACCATAACCGGAGCAGGCATAAACAACCTGTGCTCCAGATATTCGCTGAATTGACATTTCCTCGCCACAAACAGAGCATTCAGGTACTGGCTTAGGTGAATAACGTTCCCGTAGCGCCTGATAATCAATCTCGCTCACTGGTTGCCCTCCTTCATAAAAATAATCCAGTGGGTCTTGTCACCCTTTCCTGTTCGTTGACCGATAACAGGCTTTCTGTCGGTCAGTGCCAATATCTGGCGAACAGGTATTTGCGTTTCATTCCATTTAAAAATCAGAACGCCGTGTGGCCACAACACCCGAAAGGCTTCTTTAAACCCCTGCCGCAAATCATCACGCCAAGTATCTTTATTCAGTCGTCCATATTTCTTTCCCATCCAGGCGTTATCACCAACACGCTCAAGATGCGGAGGGTCGAATACAACAACCGGAAACGATGCGTCTGCAAATAGTAATGCACGAAAATCTGCTATCAGGTCAGGGCTAATTATCAGCTGTCGTCCATCACATAATGTGTACTCTTCCTTTCTGATATCGCTAAATATCGCCCGGTCGTCATTCTTATCGAACCAGAACATGCGACTGCCACAGCACATGTCGAGGATTGCTGCATTTCCAGTCACTGGTTGCCTCCTTTGTGTTGCGTCAGCTCTTCCTGCGCCTGCATCATGCGATTGACCTGAACGCGTGTGCGTCGAACGGCAAAATTAAATTGAAACATGAGCCGGAACATTTCTGAGGCTTCCGTGTGAGCATCATGGAGAGGTGACAGGCGGTACAGTTCTGCCTCCGTAGCTTGTTGAATCAATGACAGATCAAATTGAAGTGCGGGTCTGGTACATTTTGCACATCTGGCAGCAAGCTCCGGCATCAGTTTCTTAACGAAGGTGTTTTGCACCGCTTTGTTGAGTTGTGTCTGCATCCAAATCGCAAATTTCAGCGAACGCATAAGTTTGATAGCCTCGGGCAGCGGCAGATAGATCATGCTGGTAGATTTGGGTGGTTGGTGAATCATCTTCACGGATACGCGATTTCGCAGCGTTCGGAAAATCGTGTTCCCAACAACAGCTTCTACGGATACAGGACAGGGAGCCAGACCAGCCCGCAGTGCTTCTTTCATTAGCATGTATTCGTATTTTTTCATCGTGTTTTCCTCGTGCGGGGCGACAGTGCACCCCGATAAAATTAAAAGCCGTCAAATTCGTCATTCAGGAAATAATGCCCGGATATTCCCTGCCATCTGACTGGTTATCTGTGCGGTTGGTACTGGCTGTGACACGGGGCGCTCTGTCCTGGTTTGTGTCACCGATAACGCCTCATCGTCAGCCCATGCAGCCAGCCGGTAAGCCTCTGCCGGATTCTTCTTCAGAAGAGCCAGCCCGGCCAGAAAAGCCACACGTTGGCCGCTTTTGCGGGCTTCTGGTGTAAGGCTGTCCAGCCAGGCGCATGCTTCGCCTTCGTTCTTGACGGCGGCGGGCTTCAGATAGAAACTTATCCGTCTGGTTGGTGTCGTCATTGGTTTACTCCTTGTCCATTGCGTACAGCCCATTAACCAGAGCAAACTGTGGCACCCCGTCCGCGATGAAAGTCGCATTAACTCCGCAGGCTTCGCGGATAGCGGGTGCCACAATCTCCGCCCCTCCACCGACAACCATCACCCGCCCGTAACCCGAAAAACCCGCCAGCGCGCGGATCACGCGTTGTTTCAGTGTTTCTTCCTTTTCACTAATAACCGCCATCAGGCTGGCGTAATGCGCGTCATTGTGGATGTGCTGGCGCAGCCAGGCTTCATCATGGCGATGTTCGATAATGGTATTGGCGATGTGGTGACTGGTGCGCATACCGTTAGTGGCCATCACCGACAGTACGGCATCGGCCATCAGGGAAACGCCTACGTGTGGATCGCAAAACACCTGGCTGATACCTGCCAGTTGCCCCTGAACCTTTGCCACATCCAGCGTGGTTCCGCCCAAATCCACAATCAGCAGGGATTCAAACGGACTCATGTCAGCCAGTGCTTTAAAGCCAGCCGGAATAGATTCAGGCATAACCCGCACGTTACGGATAGTGAATGCTTCGCCGTTCTGGTACTCCACCGGGCGCATAACGTTCGCTTTTTTGCGGTTGATGCTGGCCATGTCCGGCTGTGCGTTTGTGTCGAAATACTCGCTCAGTGGCAGGGTGACAACCACATCCACTTCCTGTGGTGTGATACCGGATCTGACCAGCGCATGATGAATGGCAATCACATTCACATCGCTGTACTGGTATTGCGTGTCAGTCGTCTGAACAAAGCGGTCGCTGACCGGATCAAACCCATAACGCACGCCATCAATCATATAGTTCGCGGGCTGCGTGCCGCCGAACGGCGCAGACCATTCCGACTTGAAGCTGTTCGGGCTGATGGCGTTGCGGCGTTCGCCGCTCTCAGTCCATGCCAGCTTGATGTTGGTGGAGCCGTCGTCGATAAAGATTTTCATGTCGGTTTTCCTTATGTTGATTAATTAATCGTTTACGGGATTCTGAAATCCCGTTTTTGCCTGTTTTGTGCGCACTTCATATTTTGCGGCGCGTTTTTTGCTCATTTACGGGATTTGTGAATCCCGCTTTTGTTCATTATTTGTCTGTGTGGCGACCCTGTTTCTCAGGTCCCGCACTTCCTGAAGAAGCGCAATCAGCTCGCGTTCTTCAATCTGAACCGGCCGGAAGTTGTCATATTGCGCCAGCATTTCGGTGATGCGCTCATCAGAAACCTTTGTGCACCGGGTGACGGTAATGACGTCCGCCAGTGGTTGCGGGTGGGTTGCTTTCCACTGCCGTTCGGCTTTCTCAATCATCAGCTGCCATACCGGGTAACGCTCGAAGAGGGTACGTTCGACAGGTGTTCTTTCCCTTCCGACAGATTCAGTGCCGTCATCATCAAACGACGCCAGTCCACGGCAACGGCAGCAGATATGATCTGAAAAATAAAATTTTTCCTTGTAGTGCAGCTCCCGGCCGCACTGGCGACAATATTTAATCACTGAGATTCATCTCCCTGATGCCTGTGTTCTGTGGCTGCGGGTAAAGCCTCCGCGCCGATATTCCTGAGCATGTCCGCGTAGTATGCGAGCGGGTTGTACCTGATTTGGGATGTACTGATGCCATGGTTTCGGCTCAGGCGTTCCCAGATGCGGTTAACCTTCCTGTCTGTGCGCTGATCGCGACGGTGTGTCAGTCTGCCGTCTGTGATCTCCAGTACATGGCCATTAAGACGCAGCATTCCCGTCTTCATCAGGTGCTGTATCTGTTCATCGCTCAGTTTTATGCCCAGTTTCCCGGCTGATTTTCTCCATTCAGTGGCGGGTGATACTGGTATGTCTGGCGGTTGTTTATGCCCTGCCATCCGGTCAGGCGTATCACCGCTGCTGGTATTT